TTTGCCTTATAGCTTTGTGCCTAAAAAACATGCACAACAATATACATTGTACATGATATTATTTATAATGTCAAGTAGTTTTTTGCTTTATTTGTGGATTTTGGCTATCTTACGCCAGCAAGTTGCTGAATTCTAGCCATTTCTCTATCGCGACCTGCTAAAAGTTCTTGTATGACTTGGCCTGCTTCGTCTACTGCCTCGTCACCATATTCTTTTTGCACCGATGTAAGAACTGCTGTTTCTCCTTTTGGAAAAGCGTTATGAGTGTAATCGTACATACTTTTCACAAACTCTTCTACAGGAATCTCGTTCTTTTGTTTCATCTCGTCGCCTGCACCTTTTGGACTCAAATCTATTGTATCAGCATCATCGTCACTAGCTTCTTTTTCATCTTTACCAAAAATTGAATCTACAACTTTGTATCCGCCATATAATATTGCCATTACAACTGCCGCCGGTAAAGCATACTGTTTGGCAATCCCAGCAATTTTATCCATTGTTGGTAAATTATCCAAAGTACCTGCCGCCATAGCTTTTAAATCATCTGCTGTCTGTATTACTTTATCGCCAGCCGCGGACACGTTTGATCCTATTTGAGATACTAGTTCTTTTGCTTGTCCAGGTAATGCACCAACTGTTTTTACTGTATCCACTGCACCTTTGGCCAAATCCATTGTTGCTGTAGGATTAGCCGCCGCTACTCCGCCAACTGTTGTTTTAATTGGATTTCTAGCGGCTACTTTTGCTCCGCCGCCTACAAGTTTACCAATCATTTGTGCACCTTTTTTTGCCGCTGGTAACAATCTTGGACCAACTACTCTTGCACCTGCAACCAGTGCCGGTACTAAGAACTGAACGAACTCATTGAGCTGTTCTTCTGATAAACTTTCTTCATTAGTTTGGCTATCAGCTAACAGTTTCGCCGCTGTTGCTTTGTCCATTTTGGTAGGATGTTTTTTTCCTGAACCTGCAGGATATTCAAAGTCTTTTTCACCCTTTGCCGCCGCATTGGCCGCCGCCATCTTAAAGTCTTCAAATGCTCTTTCGTATTCTGTCATAGGAGCATCTTGATTAAAGTCTGCACCATTTACAATGGCATCTGCTTGTGGTTCAAAATCATAAGCATCATCATCCATAACATCTATGTATTGATCTTGATACTCAGCTTCTTGTTCCTCAACATTATTTTCGTCGAGTATATCCTCTGGTCCTAAATCTTTTGTTTTATTTGCTTCACTTACTAATCTATAGATGTAAGGAAATACGTCTTTTAGATCTTCGTTAAATTGTTTAATAGTAAGTTCGTCAATCCAAGAATTAGTTACATCTTCTGGAACTTCTTCAAGCACGGTTTTGTCGAAGTTTTCGAATGCTTCTTGGTATTTTGCTTTTGACTGTAACGCATGTGCCGTTTTCTTAACGGCCTCTATTCTTTCATTAACAACCTCCATATAACCTGCAAGTCCTTCAGCCATTACATTTGAGCGATTCATGTATGTTTTGAATTTGCGTAGTTTAGAAAGTTCTTCTGAAAGTCCAACAATGTGTTTGCCAAAGTCGTCATAAGGATTACCACCTTCTGATACGTGCATTGCCATTGCTCTTGCACCATTCATGTGTCGTACTGGATATTTAAATCTTTCTCCTGCTTGACTTTCAATGTATATACCAGCAATGTCTCTAGTTCTACCTGCTGGTTGTTCTTGGTTGATAGGCTGGTTATGTTTTATTACCATCCTTGCTGAACCAATGTTTTGGAAACTGGTTCTGCTTGTTCCGTATAGTTTCGATTCGCTCATTTGCTTCTCCGTGCTTAGGTATTGATAATCTCTTTTATCAAGGTTAGATTTCGTTATGTCTCTTGTGTCAAAATTTAACATTCTCTTCTTAGCAAATTGTCTTAATTCTTTCAAAAAATCAAACCAATTGCTTTTGCTTGAACTATCCTCTGAATCAAATAGTTTTTGGCTGAACATCACTGTTAAATCTTTTTCATCAAGACTGATGCTAACTTTCTTTCCTTTTGCAAAATCAAATTCAAAAAATCTTCCTTCTTTTGGTGCATTTGTTATGGTTGCATCACCATCGCCAACAGTAATAGAGGGATATCTACCTCTAATTTTGTTGAATAGTTCATTTGCAATAGAATCAAGGTTTTTCATATTAATATTTATCCTAAACCGCCTGTAACATAGATAGGCATAGGCGGTTGTATAGGCTCATCTCCTTCTGCCTGTGTAAATGTATTATATATCCTAGGATCCCAGTCTTTTAACACATTCATCATACGCAATGCCAGTAACGTTGCACTAATAAGATCGTCTGTTTGTCCTACTTTTGCCCTAAAACTAGTGCCTGTAGCAACAAAGTTCTTAAGTTCTGTTATCAATGCTTTGCTTCTTAACTTTAGTTGATCATTTTCTACCATTGTTTTTAGTCTACTACAAGCAGTTATTTTGGTACCATGGGTAGTGTTAAATCCTTTTCTAAACTTTCTAACATGTCCTTTCCTAATAGGTTCACTAATAAAAAGTCCTGGTATGTTTTCTTCTCCAAAGTCGTTTATAACTATTAATGCCGCTTCACCTATCGCATTGTTTTCTACACTCCAATAGATGTTATTAACCTCACCGCATTGTTGTTGTATATAAGTTGTGATATCCTTCATTATTTTAATTTGTGCTGGAATAGGAGTTTCGTTGTGTCTCCATTCTGCAACTTGTTTGTATGCAGGAATCTCATAAACTTGTATAGCCGCATAATCTCCTCCAGTACCCATACTAGGATCTAATGCCACAACATAACTTTCTGTAGATTTCAATTTTGAATACCAACGTGTCTGACCCATGTTCATCTCAGGATCTTTACCTTCCATACTAGATAGTTTTATACTATTAATAAGTGTTTCGTCATAAACGAGAAACTCACAGCCATACTCACGTCTAAATCTTTCTTCACCTATTCTTCCAAGTTCTACTTCTTTCCATTTTTCATCTCTATCTGGATGTTCGTCCCATTTAGCTGTAAAACCATGAAAGCCATTTATACCTACTGTTTGTTCATTACCATTTACATCAAACTTGTTTTGACTTTCTTTCCATATTACTGCAAATGTATCTTCGTCTGAGTTAGGTGTGCTTGTTATAATTGCACGACCACCTGTTGCTAGTGTAGGAGATATAGAAGTCCAAAATTCATCAGCAATAGTAGGTTGCACAAATGCAAACTCATCACAGTAAAGTAGTGAAATAGACATACCTCTACCAGTATTACCTGTTGTGGTTGCACTTACTATTCTACTTCCGTTTTCAAACTCCATTGAACCTTTGTTATAGTTAGTAACACCTGCTCTGATAAAGTCAGGACAAAGTTCATAGCCATATCTTACTCTTTGCATTATCTCTTGAGCACCTGTATATTTGTGTGCGGCAATTAATATAGTTTGGTCAGGATGGAACATTGCAAACCATAAAAGGTAACCTGCGGCAGTAGTTGTTTTACCACTCTGTCTTGGTAACATGTTTATATTAAATCTATGATTATGGTAACTTTCCAACAACCTTTCTTGATAATCAAAAGGTTTGAACAACATTTTTCCTTCTACAGGATGTTGTATATTAAAAAATTTGTTGCAAAAATACAGATATCCTGTATCAGGATTTGCACAGGCTTTTAAGTCTGCGATCTGATCTTCTGTAAAACTTTCTCGTGTATTGGCTTTTTTTGTTAAAACGCCATCTAAACTCTTTACCATAGTGTCAGTATTTACTCAAAAAAATAGGCTCCGAAGAGCCTATTTGGGAGGAATGATTACTTGTATTCTTTATAAAGAGAAGATAATTCTTCTTTAATCTTGTCTGCAAGTGCCATTGGATTATCTCCACCTGCCACTTTTGGATATGATTTTTTAGCTTTGTTTAAATCGTTACTTGGAGGGTTTGTCATGTCAGTATATGGTGCATATCTTTCTTCTGGTGAATTTGCATAATCGCCATCTGCCTCGCCAGTTAGTTTATCACCAACCATACCACCTACAGCCGCGCCACCTACAGATGGAAGAGCTTTACCAATTGCTGTACCTATCTGTCCAGCAGTATCTCCCATACCACTCATAGCACCGCCAATAGCTGTACCTAATGTATCACCTACACCTTTTCCTAAAACTTGTCCTGCGGCACCACCTGCTAAACTTCCAGCTAAGGCTCCTAAAGCACCTGCTTTTAGATCCTGGTCACCTGCAACATCGTCTTTACCTGGAATATCTGGATTGTCTTCTGCATCACTTGTTAGCTTACTACCTAGGTAACCACCAATGGCTGAGCCTATTGGGCCTGCCGCCATTCCGCCTAGTGCCGAGCCTGCCGCTCCACCTAGTCCGCCGCCGCCTGCATAACTACCTAGTGCTGATCCAATTGGTCCACCTGTAATACCTCTACCGATTGCTCCACCGATAGCTGATCCCACATTGCCTGCTTGTAAGTCTTGATCGCCGACAACATCATCTCTTCCTGGTATAGCTGGGTTATCATCTACTGCCGCTCTAAATTTATCTATGTCAGTTCTCATTGGCATAGGCATATCAGCCGCGACTGGTTTTGCATCCATTCCTGCGTTACGCATGATTGCCATTAATTGTCCAACTTGACCTGCATCATCTCCTGTCATTGAGATATTCATGCTGGCCGCTTCATTAATTTTTTGTTTTTTAGACTGCTCTTCAGTTTGAATGTCAGTAAGTTTTTGTATTAGTTCTTTATCATTCATTATTTGCTCCCTATAGGTGATGTTGTACCAATGTTATCGCTTATATCTTTGGTTTCGCCTGGTTTAACATCTGCGATAGGATCATTAGTTTTTTCTTTTCTAGTAGTTTCCAACTCTTTAAGAAGTTCCATTACTCTTTCATTACCCATTTGTTTTTGTGCATCTGGATCTTGTTGACCCATGTCTTCAGTTTCTAGTTTTGATTGATATGGATTTTCTTCTTTTGTATCTTGATACTCATGTCTAATATCTTCTTTTGTTCTTACTAGAATGTCTGATCTTTCACACATACAACATTGTGCAATATATTCTTCTAAAACTTGTGGTGTAGTTGGATAGTTTAAACCTGTCTCCCAATATGTTACTTCACAATTGGTCTTTTTTGGAAAATCTAACGGTCTCTCTTGAATAGGAGTTTTCTTGCCTGCACCCATTGATGCAACGCTAAATCTTTGTAAACATTGCTCTAGATCATCAGCAAAGCCTTCTGGAAGATCTCCAGCTACTCCGATCTTAAATTCATATACTTTTTTTGCTTCGTTTAGATATTTTTCAAACATATTACCGTCCTTATAAATTATTTATCCATATTCTTTAGTTTTTCTAACAAACTATTGCGGTCAGTTACAATGTAACCTTCACCTTGTACAATGCTTTCACCATCAATTTTACCGTCCTTATCTTGTTTTTCTTTACGTAATTGTAGTTCTACCATCTTTAATTTTTTATCTATCTTAGCAACCTTGGCATCGAGACTGGTTTTGAGCATACCTCCAGCTACCTCAAATACCCTGCCTGAGTATCTAGATTCTACATTCATACCTAAATCCATTAAATCGTCATATGCATCCATGGCTTTCGAAGCTACTTCATTTAACTCGGTATCAGCCATCTCGCCTAATCCTTTTACAGCCGGCAATGCACTAGTGATTTTATCCATTTCTGCAATGTCACGCAATGTTTCGTTTTGTTGCTGTATTGCATTATGTTTTTCTTTTTCTTTATCTTGCTTTATAATCTCTTTTGAATCAGGAAGATCAAGAATTTCTTCTAATTTTTTGGTCATTATATACTCACTTAATTGCTAGTATTATTTATCGTTTACCTTGATGGAACATATCCTTTTCTGTAATTACTCTGAATTTGATTCCTTTGGATTTTGCATACTTACTTGCCGCCTCCCATTTTGCTTGATTTAATACATAATGCAATTGATTATGACGAGATTTGCCAAGGTTTTCTTTCATTGTTTGATTATCTGGTTTTACTTCTATAAGTTCAACCATATTTTTTCCTTTTTTTGTCTTATATTGTATGAAAAAATCAGGCACATAAATTGTTGCTTTGCCAGTTAATGGATTTCTATATGGAATCTTTACTGCCTCACTTGCCCATGCTTGTATAGATGGATTTTCATCGCAAAACTTCATGAAAGCAAATTCCCAACTACTTCTATATGTTGGTGTTCTTCTGCCTACGTATTTTGTTGGATTTTTTAAGGTGTATTTTCCTTGAGCAAATTGTTTTGCCATGGTATTACCCCATGATGTTTCTTGCTTCTAACGGAGTATCTGTGTTTTCTACTCGAAAGCCTAGTGTGCTAGTTTTTTGTCTGTTAAAATTCAAGACTTGTGCCACTGTGTAACTCAACTGTAATTTGTCTAAACTTTTTAGAGTATCTAAAAGTTCAAATACTTTGATGCCATCTATCTTCGCTTGTTGCAATAGGACTGATCCAGTAGACTGAGCGGCGACTGTATCGAAACCTTTGTTTATTAAAAAACCTATTACAGCATCAACATCGTTGCTAGGAAATTCTAATTGGTATCCGTAATATGTGTTGAAATATCTTTTTACCTTATCACCACTTCCTGTATCTGGTTTTTGAGGGATATTAAGTTGTACCATTTTTTACTCCTCTGCTAACATTCCTGGAGCAGGTCCACTTGGGTTATTTGTTGTAGACGGTGTACTGGAAGTTTGTGCTCCGCTACTTCCTGAATTATTTAAAAAATTTGCACCTGCAACTAGAGCCGCCGCCGCGGCTACTGTGGTTGTACTACCTCCGCCGGCGCCTTTAGGAAAAGCAACATTTGAAACTCCGCTTACATCTATACCAGTTGTTCTGCCTATTGCAGATATTCCTTCACCTAGAAGTTCTCCACCTATTCCAGAACTTGATAAGTTGCCTGCATTTTGTATCGTATTTGCGGCTTTTAATACTGTACCAAAACTTACATTACCACCTGTAATATCATCTATAACTCCAAATCCTCCTGCAAGTACTCCTCCAACACCTAATAAACTAGAAGCACCACCACCTAATAAGGAATTCGGACTAGGAGTTTTGTCATAATGTTCTTCAGCAAATCCTTTGGGTCCGCCTTTGCCTATCGCTCCTCTACTATAATGAACAGTCTCATATTCCACAGACATACTATTGGATACTGGATCACTTACACTATTATCCATTGTGTCATGTGTCCAACTTGCAATTATAGGATTTACCAATGTCATAGCTGTATACTTTTTGCGAGACATTTGATATATCACAATACTATTAAAAAAAGGTTCTAAACTATCATTATCAAAACCGTATCTATATTGCTTCTGAGCAAAAGCTGATCCTCTATTAAATTGTGTTGGATTTTTAAATTGTTTTTTTGTTGGATCTGGTGAACCATCTGGCTGGACGGCTGTATAGTTACCATCTCTATAATAATATCTATAGTATGCTTCCCACATTGCAGTAGTTACACCAAAGTTATCATCATGAAAAACAATATTAATTGGTTGATAATCTATTCTTTTTTGTATTACACGTTTTCTATTATATTGATGCTTCACATCAGTTTGAATATTGTAAGCAGGTAACTGAACACTTTTAACTAACATATTAAGTTCGTTGTTATGTTTTTGTGTTAGTTGTGGAATAATACTTGCGGCTTGTGAATTTATGTTGAAAGACACGTGATAAAGAAATTTTACTTTAGGAGATAATCTATGACTATCGTCAACATACAGTCTTGCTCCATGTTGATAATCTGCAAGATTACCTTTGGGGTTTAGTGCCCCAGAAAATACATTATCTAAAAATCCATTCAAAAAGCTCATATTAATATTTAGCCTAAAGAATTAAGTACGTATTTAATAAGATCAACAACCTACGCCAAATACTTCAATATCATCAAGATTATCTTTGGCCATTGACTTAATTTCTAATACATTAAAGTTGGGATCTTCAACAAAGAATGTTTCTTGTTGATAATCTGTGTTTTCAAATCTTATATAAGGTGTGTCTAAAAAGCCTCCGTTTGCTTCTACACTTTCTTTAACAATTTTAAAGTCATCATAGGGTAAATGTATACCAAAATGCGGAACACACACTTCACCCATGTCAACGCTGTGTCTTTCTCTTTCAGGACCTTTAGCTTGTCTTGGCGTGGTAGCATGTAATGTTAATTCATTACCCCAAAAATCTATGTCCTGCCATTTTCCTTCTTCTGCCATGTCCAATGTACATCCTAAGACAGTTTGGTACCACGGTACAGTTACGGATAGGTCGCCACCTTCTATGGCTAAATGAAATCTATTGCTCAATGGAATCTCCTTCGGAATCTTTTGTACTTACAGGTATTTAGTTTTAGGTCATAAAAAAAGGGCCCCGGAAGGCCCTTTTAATAAATTTATAATTGCTAAAGATCTTATGTAGAACCACCACCAGTAATTGCAGTATTAATAGTTCTGCCAACTGCTGTACCAACTCCTGTACCTTGTGGAGTTTGTATTGCGTTGTCATATCTAATGGATAAAGTTACTGTAACAGGCTCTGAAGTTGCATAGTTTAATGTGTTGTAGTTAGCATTTTCTACATAACAACCATACAATTCATATGTTTCTAAAACATTAGCCGCATTTGCTCCGTTTCCACCATCAAGTATTTCAATTCTAGTAACAAATTTGTAATCACTACCAGAAGCCGCACTTGACATTTCAAAGAAATCAAATTGTTTCTGTAATTGTTCACCAACTAATTTTTGAACGTTGTTACTGACATCTTCACGTAAGTTAATTGTGATTGGTTCCCAAGTGTGTTTACCAGCAAGATAAACTCTTGAATTATATATGTCAACTGTCATTTGATCAAATGTTACGTTTGGTCTTGTTGTATCAATGACTTGTTTTGTAAGCTCTGTTGTTGGACTGGATGTTCCAAAGTTTTCTAACGATACCCTAAAACGGTATTGTAGCTTTGGCATCAACAGCCCTTGGTTGGATGCACTTGCGTTACTGTCCAGTGGTACTGTTAATCTTGAAAGTGTTGAAATTGCCATCTATATGCTCCTATTACTTTTATTTATCCGTTTAGAGTCCTGCTATTTCACCAGT